GATTGAAATACAAGGTTAAGAGGGCAGGGCTTGGGAGTGCCGAACCTTCTAAATGGTATTCCTATTCCTATTCCTGTAGCCATTTATATAAAATTAATAAAAGTGGTTCTTATTTCACAACTCGTTTCGTCCAAAAATATAAACATAAAATTAACCTCACAAGATAATCCTTGCTCTAGTATTATCTCAGTATCTATATTTTTAAATGAATATGTTATTTCATCACTAACTATATTTTCAGTAGGTAATGAAATATTTAAACTTAATTCTGAATCATTATTTATTATTAATAATTTTTGCCCATTTACAATAGGATATTCTGATATTGTAAATTCTACATTTGATGTAGTTGGTATTAAACTTAATCTCTCTATTTTATTATTAGGTAATGATATTGATAAGCTCGTTGCACTATCAATATTTGAGTCCCCAATATATAAGTCATATAATTCCTCTAATGCTGATTGCCCATTATCTGATAAAATGGCTTTGTATGGATTAGATATAACGTCACCCAAGGCTGGATTTTGATTTATTCCTTCTAAGGACAATAACCATTCTGCTTCTGTTCCTTCAAATCCATTATCAATAGCAATTTCATAAGCTGATTTACCATCAGCTCCTTTCGCTCCTACAGCAAGACCAGCTTGTCTAAGAGATATGTAAATTGGTGCTTCTATTGATATTTCTAATGCCATATTAATCTATTAATTCAGGTGTAATATTAAGGCAACCTCTTCCTATTGTAATTATAGATAAATCTGCTAATGTTATTTGTAATTCCCATCTCCATCGACCAGAATTTCCTTTAGTGTCGACTGGTAATAATGATATAGTTATGTCTTGACCTGATATTGTTATTCCACTACCAACTGTTTTAGTTATTATAGGAGTATCAGTCTTTAATTTTCTTTTTACCTCAAATTTAGCAGAAGCTCCAGTTAAATTCAATTCAATTGGGACATCCTTAAATTGAATATCACAGTTGTCTCCTTCCTGCCTTGTTAACGCTATTTCTGATTCTATTAGGTAGGTAGCCATAATAATTAATTAATAAGACCATCCGATTAGACATGAGGTAACTGTAGTTCCAGTAGATATGATTTCCACACATTTTTCTTCCATGTATGTACCAACAACTGCTGAAATTCTTGCGTTTGGAATAGTAAAAGACTCATCACTATTTTGACCAACAAGTCTTACCACCATAACTCCCTCAGTAAGTGGGCAAATATAAAACCCCTTTTGAGATCCTTCTACTGTAGGTAAATATCCTGTAGCTGGATTTATGGCTGTTTGTTCGCCATTAGTTATTTGAAAATCAACGATATTGCCACCACCATCTCTTATAGATTGTGAACCGTAAGCTCGTTGTTTATTATATAAAGGCATAGTTTTCAATAACTATGTGAATAACGAAATTTCAGGATATAAAAATAATAAAAATTTCAATAAAAACAAAATAATTTACATTATTTCCAAAAAATTTGGTCTCCGACCATTACTTTCACTTTTGCCGTTCTTTTTATTTGCAACTCTCTATCTTTGTCTATCTCGAAACCTTTTGTTTCTTCATTCCACTTGTAACCCTTTGGTACTTCTCTTAGGTCACATCTACAGAATGCGTGAACACTATCTATTGTAAATTTCCATTCATCAGGTTTTCTTCCTATATTTGAGCCATTAGCGATTGCTTCACTTAATTTATACTTTTTAGGCTCTGTACCTATTCCACCAGTTGTATGGAGCTTGATGCAATAGCGACAAGCCCCTGAGTATGTGTCTTTATAAACTAAAGTCTCAGCCCCTTTTTCTTTAAGAATTTGTTCAGCTCTACCTTGCTGAAATATATTATTGTATTCCGTTTCTACTATTCTACCCCAGTCTCTATTCCATGTTTCAGCTTTATTGCCGATTTCAAGCACTATACTTGATACTGTTTTGCGTTCTATTACACCTCTTTCTATCTCTTTAGAGATTATATTCTCATATTGTTCTCTTGACTTACCTATAATCGTGTTATTGACATCTGATTTTAATTTCTCTCCTAATCCTTTTATGTGTCCGTATGTTTTTCTTCTAGCTAAATCTATCTGAGTTTGTTCGTTTTTAGTTGGTGGTACGTATTGCCCTCTTTCTATATATTTCTTAAAGTTTTCATAGGTAACTTGACCTGCTTGTTTTTCTCCTAGTTCAATGGCTAATCTGCCAAATAAATATTGATGATAATATGTTGTATCTCTGCCTGAGAGTATTTTATCTGGATTAATTCCGTGCTTATTTAGTATGTATTTGTCGTATTCTGTTAATATTTCTTTTCCTAGAGTATTACCAGCTATGAAACTTGCATGGTAATCTACTATTTCTAGTAATCTTTGTATCTCTAAGTCGGTAAATATCATAATATCTTTCATAAACATAAAAACCCTGTACAAATATATAAAATGTACAGGGAAAACCAATCATAATAATCAACCAAATATTTTGCTTACCTATCTAGGATAAGCCCCATTTCTTTTACTAATTCTATTCTCATCTCCTGAGTTCCCTTTAGGAATAAGAGTTTTGCTTCATTTTCCAACGGAATTATTATTTTCGGGTATCTAACTGGGTCGGAAACCTTCTTGTCTATTCCTAATGATATTGGTTTAATCATAATTATTTTTCTTTTGATTCTAAATTTTTTGCATAATCATACACAGCTTTAGGTATATCATAAAATGTTTTTCAAAATTATTTAATTTATCAATAATCCTATTACTAATCCACCAACTGCACCTAATCCAACAAGCCACTTTCTTTGCTTCCTGAGCTTATTATTATCCTCGACGATTTTTCTATTCTTATTTAAAATTATCTCAATGTTTTGCTGTTTTTGTATTATTAAACTGTCTTTTTGAGAGCTGTATGATGCTTGTTCATTGTAAACACTATCAAGTACATTTATTTTCTGCTTTAGGGTTTTGTTTTGCTCATAAGTTTCATTAATGCTTGTTACTTGTCCTATGCTCAATAAAACAACTGTATCACCGTTAATCTCTGCTAGTTTGGGATAAGTTTCTTGTGAGTAACTCAACTTGCTGAGTAGGATTAAGAGTCCTAATACTATCAATAGTTTTTTCATATACCGTGTCTATTTGTTTTATTCGTTCAATTTTCTTTTTAGAAAGGGAATCTTCCAGTGTTGATATTACATTTAACAAAGAGTCCTGCTTCTTTAAATCAATTACCTCTTTCTCTATTGTAATTTCATTCACTCTCTTTTTACCTGCTATATAGGGGAGCAAGAATACTAAATAAATTACAACTACTGCTATTACTATTGTTCCTATATTCTTTATTGTATTACTCATAATCTATTGTCTTATTCCTATTGTTAATAACCATTTTTGTACATCAAAACTTGGACATGCTTTATTTGCTACCTCATTGTGTCCTTTTATTATTACATGAGGAAACTTTGCATGAAATTCAATTACTGCTTTTTTTAAAGCTTCCTTTTGTTTTTCTGTTCGAGTGTCTTTTGGGTCACTCATATTATCTAATCCACCTACATACACCCAATGTTGAGATATTGAATTGTATCCTGCCGCACCGTTTGTAATTTCAAAATTATCTACTATGTCGTCTTCGTTATTACCAACTAACTGCTCCCAAGTTCCATCTAGGTGTAACATCTTTGTATAACCTACTTGTTTCCATCCTCTACCTTCGGGCTTTGGTGCTGTGTGCCATCTTCTAATAGTTGCCGAAGATATTTCATTACCTTCTTGTGTTGCCGTGCAATGAATGAATAAATACTTTAGTTTGTTTGACATAATCTTTATTTCTTATTAGTGAATAAATCGTTTATCTTGTTTATTGATGCTTTGGTTATCTCATCCATTTCTGCTTTACCAAATTCCTCAAATGGGTTTTGTACCCCTTGTCCTTTTGTTCCGTTTTCCTCATCAACCATTTCATTCATTCCTTCACCGCCAAATTGCTTTGCCTGTTGGGCTTGTTGGAAGACTTGATTAAGAATTGTATCTGATTTTGGATTGAATTTTCTACCCATGTATTTTTCAAACATTGATTCAAAGCTTACTACACCAGCTTTTAATTTCTTGTCATCAAGGGTTACTTGTTCGTCTTCATCTTCTATATCTATACCAGTGAATTTAAAGCTGTACTCAGGGTTTAGTTCCGATACTATGTATTTATTGATTATCTCCTGTAGGAATATAAGTAATGGCTTTAATCCTTTTGATTTAGAATGTTTCAATCTCTCTTTTTGTCCATCCTGTCCAAATATTGTACTAGCTGCTGCGAAATTGAATCCTAACTCACTAGGGTCTATTCTATAGAGTGAACAGAATATTACAAGTAAGAACTCCATCCACTTATTAAATTCCATTTCCCTATTTCCTTTTTGAAGGTCATGCCATTCTAGGTCTATACCCTCGAAGACAGGAATCTTATGGCTGTTGCTAACACCAGTCACCATCTCTCTCCATGATTGTTTAAACTCATTCAAAGTAGTATTATCCATACCACCTTCTTTGATGTTTATAAATCCTTTAGGTTGTGAGCCCTGAGAAAAGAAATTTCCATTATATTGAAAACTATGCAATATCCATGTGATTAACTGTATTCCTGTTTCTATCTCGGAAGTACCATAACCGTTTTTATTTACATCACTGATTTTATTTCTTATTCCCCAACCAAGCTCCCAAGGATAGAACATTACTTGCTGTCCTGTTATAGGATTGATTAGTATATTACTTAAATGGACTTGACAGTATTTAGGTAAGTACCCTTTCCATTCTAATGCTTTAAATCTCTCTATATGCCTTGGGTCTGATGAATCTAAATATCTTAATGTACTAGCATCAATAGCAACAATCTTTTGTAACTCTCCATCATTACTTCTGATGCACTCAAATCCTAATTGGTCATAAGTTAGTGAATCATTTAATATTTTAGCTATAAACTCCTGAAATGAGTCTCCATTATCCCACTTGCTGTTATTTCCACAATCATCTAGAAAGTCTACTATTCTACTTACTTCTTTTTGTTCGTCTTTAGATAGCTCACCTGTTTCAACATCAAATAAGCCTCTTTGTTTAGTTATTGTGAATCCCTCTTTTTGTTCATCGGTTGTGAACTGTAAGAAGTTTTTAACCTGGTCTTTTCTTGTTGAGAATATTAATTGAACGGCAAATAGTTTACTTATTTGCTTTAATTGAGCGAATGATACCGTTCTATAGCTTTCCTTATAACCTGCACCTGTGTAACCTGTTTCGTCAGGTTGGAACATCCATGCTTTAGGTTTTACTTTCTTTTCGTCTTTATTTCTCTCTAGTGATTGTAGATAATTCTGAGCTTTGAGTATTGAGCCTACACTATTAGAACGCAAATCTTCGTCAATCATTAATGACTTTTGAATTTGAAGCTCCTTTATTTTATTATCTAAATCGTGATAAGATTGTTTACTTTTTGACATTACTTTCAATAATGACTTAAAAACGAAATAAAGCTACTCAGGAAAATGCTAGAAACCTGAGTAGCTACCTTTAATAAACCAACTATAAAATTGTTATGCTGCTACTGTTACCGTAACTGTCCAAGATACTGTTTTACCTGCTGCCCCTGTTATTACATAAGTTTTAGCAGAAGTAAAGTTGTTTGCTGTTGTGCCTGACACCTGAGCTGTTGCTCCGATAGCTGCTGTTGCTCCTGCTGATAATGTGAATGTAGCAACTAAAGCTGTTACTGTTGTTCCATTTGCCACTTCAATATCAACTGTTTTTGCATCAGTATCAATAGTTGCTGCTCTTGTTTGTGCTACTAGAGTAAATGTGAGAAAATCAGCTTCAAACGTTCCACTGTACTTTTGAGTTTGATTATCCAATATCTCTAAATTGAGATTCAATGATGTTGCTTTAAGTTTTAAAGCTGTCTCATCGTAAGTATCACCTACCTTTAAATTCATTCCTGCTACTATATCAGCAGAGTTTAATGATTTTACATCCATTATTGTAACTTTTTGCTGATTACCGTATGTATCTGCTAGGTAAGTTACATCTACCGTTTTTGCATCGTTGTAAAATCTATATGATTTCATTTTGTTTCTTTTTTATTTTTGAACGAAATTTATTTAGTATTTATGGCTTATATACAGTTGTTAAAGTACTAGAACCCCATCCTAATCCATTTACAACTAATATATGATTATCTTTAGGATTTTTATAAACCTTAATATATCCCTTCGGGGAAGAATTCATATTAGCTCCAGCATTTTTTAATGCTTTGTATAAATCTTCTTCATAATAATCTTTAATTAACCATTCACTTTTAACAGCGGTGGGGTCACACTTAGTTATGCCAGTGGTATAGTCTTCTCCGTTTTTAGGAAATGGAGATAGAACTAACTTCATATCCTTAGTGAGATTAGAAGTCATTAAATCTACAATCTCGTCCTCACTTATATCACTTGAATTTCTTCCTTTTAGTTTATCCTTATCTGTAGAAGATATATCTGTTTTGGAGTCTTTAAACCTACTAACTGGAACTGTAGCTCTATAAGTATCTGTGCCTTTATCATAAATATCTACAACTTCTGTTCCTTCTAGATAAACTGTTGATGTTTTTGTTTTTCTACTATTTTTAGCATCATATTTATCGCTATGATAAACTTTTCCTTTTGAATCACTCTCTTTACTCTCACCACCACCTTTAGCCTGTTTATATTCAGCTTCGGTATAGTAATACTTGTAATTCCCTGTTGTTCCTTCACGTTTGAAATATTTATGTGAGGCTGCCTTTTCAATATCCGAATCTTTCTTTCTGTAGAATACAAGTTCTTTTCTCAGGGTCTCATCACTTACCACATTAGCTGCCTTTAATGAATTGACTTCTGATTTACAGATTTCAAGTTGCATCTCATCATCCTCAGTTAATTCCTCGGTTAGTGATTTTTGAATAATGTTCTTTTCAAGCTTTCTTAAAGCTAATACCGTTTTAGCGTCGAACACTTCAAACCCCTGTACTTCTGCTTGTGTTTTGAAGTCTGATTTTAGAATGTTATTTACAATTATCGCTTTCATTTTCATTTATTTAGAATACACGAATTTAAGGTTATAAAAATAAAACAAATTTTGCTATTTACAAAATAAACATTATATGTTTTAAGTTGATTTATTATTTATTTCATAACTCTAAACAAGCGTAATGGGCTGCGAAGTATTACCCCCGAAATATTTTTAACCAACTCACCATAACTTAATACAAGTGTTATATGTTTTATTTTGTTACTGAATATAGAATTAATCTTATATCTTTTGTTTATATATAATTGATGTTTTATCTTGTCTGGTTGAGCTAATGCAATTCATTATCTTTAACCATTCTTTATTTTTTAAACAGTTTGTCTTACCAAAATAGCAGTCTCTACATCTACCTACTGATTCTACCTCTAACTCTACATATTCATACTGAAACACTGTGCCTACTGCATGTTCTTTTGGTGGATTCATAATTCTTTACTTATTTATCTTATCTTCTAGTTTCTTTAGTGATTTCAATAGTTTATCCTTACTGTACCGTGCTTGGGTCTTCTCTTCATTGTCTACTATCTCTACTATGTCATGGATATTGTTTCTTACTTCCTGTTGTTGTTTATTCTTTTCCCTTAGTTCATCCCAGTTGTAGGACTTTATAAGGCTTACTGGGCTATTGATTTCTTCCTGTCCAGTAATATTTCCATTGAATCCGTTTACATTAGCATAATAGCTACTTGCTAGTTGTGTCATTAGGACTAAAGGATTCTGCCCTGTCTTAGCTGCTACCATACCGATTATAAGCATATTGATTGGTAGCTTCCTGCTTATGTCTACTACGTTTCCAGCCGCATGTACTGTGGCATTGATGTCTATCTTACCGTCTACTGTTAAATGTAATTCTGTTCCCTTTACCTCTCTCCTTGCTTGTTCAAGTATCTTCATTATCAGGTTGGTTTGACTCTCTGTATGTTTCTTGTCAAACTGTTGCTGCCAATAGAATAGCTGACTATTCAATACTTCTAATCTTCCTGTCTCTGTTGCTATTCTAAAGTCTTTATTTCTAAGGATATAATCTGCTCTTTTCTTTTCTATTACATCCTTATGTTTACTAGCCCAACGCATTAATTGAGGCATCAATATATCATATCCCCAATCCTCTCTTATTGTCTTGAATACTTCCTCTATTGTATAGAATTTTCCTAGCATCTCTACTATCTCCAACTCCTTTAAATCTAGGATGTTTACACTCTTATCTACCCCTATTGCATCTGATAATGTTCTTGATAGGAAGCTTATCTTAGCTATGTAAGTTTTTTGTAGGAAGGTTCGCTTTTGCTTCCCCTTTTCTATCATAACTTCCACATACTCAATGTTTTCTGTAGGTAAACAGTGTTTCTCTATGCTTTTCTTCATTACTGTTATACTACTCTTACAGTCTATGAACAAATCTTCTCCCCTATCATTGGTTATTAGCATCCGTCTTTCAGGATGAGTATCCATCTCCTGCTTTAGTTTCTCACGAGTTACCCACATTTCTTTTGTCTCTGCCGAGGCATTTTCTAAGGCTGTTGGTAGTAGTATTCCGTCTATTATCATTGTTACTATTTCGTTTCTATCTTTCTTTGACTGTAATATACAAATTTAACTAAATTTTGATTAAATAAATCTAATAATCAAATGTTTTTATTCTATGGCTATCAGACTTATTTAATTGTGTTTTTATTTATTAGTTATATTTACAATCATAAATGGAATTGTATAGCTCTCCAGTTAAATACTTATCCTCATTGAAGTTTGCAAAATCTTGTGAAATAATACTTTTAAGACCTTGCTTTTGACTTTCATCTGCTTTTTTGTATTCCTGGTAGTATTTTAAAGCAGCCTGTCTTTTACCTTCTACATAACTTTGCGTTTGCTCAAATACTTCTCTTTTAGCATTATTATCGCAATTTTTTTAACTCCAAATTTTATCTTCTTCTTCATTTTAATTTTTCTATTAATGATAATAATTTTTTTCTATCAATTCTTTTTTCACTCTTGACATAACATTCAAGATTATATAAATTTGAATTACGTAATGGCTTCAACATAATTGAATTTACTGATTTATGGTAATAATCAGGAATAAAATTGTTAAGACTGAGCCAATCACAAAAAACTGCATAATTAACATCTATAGAGTTATTAGAACTGTTATGTTTAATTTTATACCCTAATAAGGCAGCTATGTCATCCTTAGATTCTTTTGTGTAAGTTAAACAAAGGTATGTTATGACTTTTTTAACCGTTGGAATTTCTCCATCCCTATCTCCAGAAATCAATCTTTCTAATGATATTCCTGAATTTTCCAGTACAATATCTCGTATATCTTCTATCGTAATCATATCTCTATACTCTTTCTATTATTACTACTGATTTTGCGTCACTTTGACCTTGCATTGGTATTTTATTGAAATCATAAGAAGGGTACTTTTTTCTGACTTCTAATAGACATTCATTGAAGTCTTCCTCTCCTATTTTTACCCTTATTGGCATTGGTTTATAACTTGGGTCTCTTTCAACTAAATCTCGTTGAAATCTAAGATTATCCATTATCTGTTTTGTTTTAGGAACAAAGTTCCGAACTGCTAACATTCCTTTTATTGAAATTAATTGCATTGAACCTTCTTTTATTCCATTCACTATAGGAATGTATAAATCAGGTTTACCATCTCTACTTTTCATAATTATTTGTTTAAGAATTTTTTCAAAATTTTCTAAAGTTGATTTATGTTTTATGTTCATAATTAATTAGTTATAAGTTAAACTTTATATATAATAGTTACCCGCCCATTTAAAAAAACGGTACTTTGTGGATAATCCAGTTGTTGTGAATAATCGGGAATGGCTTCGATTTTAGCGAATGATACGGCAAAATATCAAATCCTTTAGCCTTA